CAGTCCAGCCTTTAGTGTTCGTCTGCTTCTTTGACATTAACTTTTCCAAATGCGTAATCGGTTGGATTTAACCAGCGAAGAATTACTGGTGCAACTGCACCGATTCCTGCTGATAACAACATCTTTGGATCAGTAACGCCTGCTAGATAACATGCAATAAGTCCTGCAACAAATGATCTTGCCCAGGATGCTGCAATTGCTTTGTAGTTGGTCATAAGATACTTGCCAATTCTTCTTTAGTTAGTCCGGCAATGTCTGCAAGTTTTTTGATAGCAGATTCACGCGCATCTTGTTTGGCTTTATACTCGGCTTCAAGTAGTGCTTGTTCTGCTTGGTCTTTGGCGCGTTGTTCTAAATAGGCTTCTTTGTCTGCACCAGTTAATTCAACAATTTGGTCATTGTCACCAATTAAAATTGTTTCATCTTTTTTAGCCATTATTTATTCACTCCATAAACAGATATTGTGCCAGTTATAGTTCCACTTGCAGGAATCAGGCTAAAGCCCGTAAAAGAAGTTGTTGCAGCAAAACCACCAAAAATATGTCCACCATTATAGGCAGCAGCCCCACCAGTTCCAGAATAACTATATGTACCATTAAATAAAGTATTTGCTGTAGCAAAAGGATTAAGAAGATTTATGTTCATACCTTTAACTGAAGTTGTTCCTAAAGATGAAGTCAAAAACCAACTTGTAGCACTAGCACTACCAGCACCAGCATAAGTATTTGCAGTAGATGAAGATTGTGACATATGAGAGTTGTAATTTGAAGTAGAATTATCTGCCCCACTTACTCGCAAACGCCAAGTAGTTAAAACATCAGCACTTGAAGTAAAATTCATAATAAGATGATAATTGTCGTAAGTTGTACTAAATACATCTGAAATAGATTGACTTGATACTGCACTAAAACTAGTTGTATTCAGTAATACCATCCCGGCTTTTTTTGTGCCAAGGGCTGTATTCATTGAAGTGTCAATCGCTGTGCCTAAAGCACGGATTGCACTAGCACCATCTTTTACAAGTGAACTGTCATCCGGTGTTGTCCACGCATAATTTGTCGTAGTGGCCATGTGTTAATTAACTCCTAGTAAGGCGTTTTGCCATTGTAGTGATGGATCTATTGTACTCCAAATTTCGCCAGCATATACATCTTGCCACGCCACTGGCACTGCTGAGAATGTGAAGTCCGAAATATTTAATGTGAGTCTAGCAGTGAATCTGTCAATTTCCCATGACCAGCCTTCCACATATCCAAAAAATTGATTAGGGTACAAAAGGGCAGGGAAATCTGTAACTGATACAGGCATGCCAAAGAATGTGCCGACCAAAGAATTAAGCAAAGTTGATGACATTGTTGGTGCATCTATCTGTATTTGAATGCCTTGTATGACTGGTGATGGGTAAGCATTAAGAAGTACTAGACGATCTGCCAAAGTATCGGCATCTGCTGAGTTCTTCAAATATGTTTCAATTGATTCTGTGACACGACCATAAAGACTTATGGAATCTAATTCTTCAACTTGCATCACATCTTGTGCAATGCCATATGTAACCCTTACATCATTGATAATGTCATTTCTTGATGTTGTAACACTGATGCCATCAGCAAGAATATAATTTTTTGATATGTTCACAAATCCATTGGCTGACACATAATCTGCACGATTGTCTTGATCCTGGTATCCAACACCACCAGAAGTAGTTTCAAAAATAAACCCACTGCCAGAATTTGCAACTGTTTGAACATAGGTTAAAGCATTTGATGGATCAGGTGCAGCAGTTGTGCTAAACAAATCATATGTTCCAGGTGTGTCAATTGCTGATATATCAACACCTAACAAGTCAGCCCATGTTTGTGTTGTGTAATCTGTCCACACTTGTGTTGCTGGTAATTCGTTCCATTTAAGACCAAAAGTGTCAGTGATAACTGAGACAATACGATCACCATCTTTTTGTTCAGCGTAGCCAACAATGTTTGCTTCTTTTGCTGCAAGTTCTGAAAGCGCACCAGATGCACTGATCTGTGTAATAAATGTGTTTGTTGTGCCAGCATCAAGAACTGAAACTGACACATCTGTAACTAAACCTGTGAAGATTGTGGTATCAACACCTGTAAAATTATCTAAGGTAACAACAATGGTGTCAAAGATTTCAACATCTGTGTATGGAAGATTTAAGAACTGAATTGTTGCAAAACCTGAGTTGGCTTGTTGTTGGATGTCATCTCGACCCATTGATATTTGAACACCCTCAAGGGTGTAATTAGTAACTGTTGTGCCATTGATTTTAACTGTGGCATTAGGTGACCAAGGCACAATTATCTCAGAACACTAGAGGCAGCAAGTTTATTTGATGTACCAGTTTTGACTGCATTATTGATTGACTTAACAACTAGGTTGGATGTTGATTTAGGATTGAGTGCGCCAAAGTTATTTGTTTGATTCACAACTGTTGGATATTGACCACCGGATGTTGGTGCGCCTCTAAATCTTTCACCAGCAGATTCAACTCTTGCCAGTAATCCTTGCAATCCAATAAGATCTATTACTCCACCAGTGATTGATGCAAGTCTTTGTAATGCACCAAATAAATCATTCACTCCTTGGACTAACTTAGTTATATTGTCCACAAATTTGCTGAACTCTGGATTGGCAGTTCCCGAACTTGTACCAATAAGTCCAATTGTTCCTGCTAATGTTCTTAAAGCCTCACCTAAACTACGACCAGATTCATTTGCATCACTCAAATCATTTCTTAGTAAATTGATATTTCCACCAGCATCAATAGTTGCTTGACGAATGGATTTTTGTCCAGTTAATCCATCAACTAATCCTTGAATGGCTGGTACAACTTCTGCATTGACAAATCCAGCAATCTTTTCCAAGATAGGCAATAATGCTGCACCTAACGATTCTTTGGCCTCATTAACGGCTAAACCAATTCTTCTAAATTGTCCTTCAACTGTATTGGCTTCTTGTTCAGCAAATCCTTTGAATGTTTTACCCAATTCTTTAGTGATTTTGTCCATGTCACCACTTTTAAGAATTGTCGAATCAATACCTAAACCAAGTTTGCCAAGGGCAGCAGAATTTCCATCATAGGCCTTACCTAAGGCTGAGGCAACGCTATCCAAATCCTTACCAGTTGCACTAGAGATGTCCATTGCAAGATTAAGGGCTTTTTGTGTTTCAGTAGTGTCTTTAGTCGAACGAATTAGTCTCGCATAGGCTGGTCTAAGTTTGTCATCCGATACGCCAAGTGATAATGATTGTTTTGTAATATAATCTTCTACTGCTTTTGTTTGGTCTTTTGTTGCACCAATAACATTTTCAAGTGTTTTTGATAAATTCCTTTGCGCTTTTTCATCTTCAATGGCTGCTTTAACAGAAGTGACACCTATTGCAAAGGCTGCTGATCCGGCAGCAGTTGCCAAGCCAACAAATGCTTTTGCTGCTGATGAAACATACCCACCAATTTTACTTGAAAAATTTGAAGTATCGTCTTGGGCTTTATTTAAGCCAGTTTGGAATTGCGCTGTGTCTGCAAGCAGTTGCAGTTTCAGTGTTCTAATATCTGCCATGTCAGTTCCTCTCGCGCCATTCTCGTCTTATTCTATCAACTTCCTCAACCCATCTTTTAGTTATTTCAGGTTGCAATGCTTTGAGTGTTGGAAAGATAAAGTAACCTGCGTTACCTCTGCCCTCGCGTGGTGATCTTGGTTGGAATTGTTTGTAACCTACATAGTCAGTTGATTTGCCTTTTCTTTTGCGTGGCCTATCTTGATATGATCCAAATTCAACACCAAGTGCAATTGCACCAACTGGTGTTCCATTTTTAAGTTTTATTGAACTTCCACCAACTGTAAAGAATGGTGTTTTTGATCCAGTTGAAACTTTGATTGACCTGGCAATTGCTTGACCTTGTGGTGTTGCTTGTAATGCTGATCCAACTGCTGAGGCTGCTTCAACTGCAATTTGATTTGCTGCACGATTCATATCATCCTGAGCAATCTGATCCATATTCTTGAAAGTTTTGCGAATGGCATTGATGTCAGCATCTTTAATCTTAACTTCAAATGCTCTAGTTGCCATGATATTTACTCACCACATCTGCAATTGTTGATACCTGCTCTGCCGAAAGCGTTTTGAACTCTGATAATGGCTGGCGCGAAATAACGGCCAGTTCTATCAAGGTGCGCTCTATGCTTCCGGCTGTGTAAAATTTGTTGTTGCAAAATCCTTTGAATTGATGTGAACAACTTGTGATCGCCAATCTTCAAAGCGACCAACTGGTTTATCACTGATTCGTTTTTGCATTTGGTAGGCAAGCCAGAATTGTTGTTCAATGCTTGGTGGCAATTCTCTTTTGAATAATTCCAAGAAAGTTGTGCCAGTTTCTTTTTCAGCCTGAGCAATTTCCCATGGAATAGTCCATTCTTCGTAGGACTTTCCATCTGCAAGTTTCCATTCTATTTGTATCTTAAACATTAGGTGACCCCTGTTCG